ATTCTCTTATACGCAAAATAACTAACTTCTGGCGGAGGTTCACGAAAACTTGGCTTCTCACTATCAATCAAAATATATTCTGTTCTACCACATTGGTTACAGACTTGTAATCCTTCTGATTGTACAAGGGTAAGAGTAATATTACATTTAGGACAAATTGCACTTTGTCCAACTTGACTTTTTTTCATGAAGATATCTTTTTGAATGAAGGTATGGTTTTTAATAAGTTTCACATATTTATCATATAATTCTGCTTTTTCAAATCCATCCTTTTTTTCAATGAAATCTGTGATTTTTGTTTTCTTATTTGCCATTTTTAAATTTGTTACTTTTGTTTTTTTCATAGAAAAAGAATCATCATCTTCTGCTTCTCCTTCTGCTTCTTCGGGATCTCCATCTTCCAGACTTTCTAGTTCATCATCCCCATCTTCCAATAGATCATCATCTTCTATATGTGAACTACTACTGCTACTTTCTTCTCCTTTTGTTTGAAACTCCTTACCTAATGTGTTACTACCGTCATAATAGTCATATAGTAAATGACCTGTTTTTAGGAAATAATCATTGAGATATTCATTGTTTTTGATTTTTTCGATTTCTTTAGTAAGATAGGATATTGATTCTTCTGCATTGTATTTTTCTGTATACAGATTATCATCTAATACAGAACAATTTGTTACATCAAATGAGCTATCTCGAATCTTATTTTCGACTTCTTTTATTTTAAGTTGGCTTGCTTCCAATTGTTTTTCTAGTTCTGGTAACTTTCGTTGAAAACTATCTAGTTCTTTTACCATTTCCATGTGTTTAGAATCAAGTGTTTCAAGTATTTTGTTGTTTTTTTTATCAACTTTTTTGTTTTTTACTTTAAATGTTGCACTCATGTGAGAGAATCGAGATATATATAGAATTTCATTTATAATTTTAAGTTCTATTTGTTAGAACGTAACATTATTGCGTTTATTGTTGCTTATAAAGACATCCATGTGCTACTCGGCGTAGCTCCATTCTAGTATCCATGCCTCCACGGACCCAACCACCTTTTTGGATAGCAGGAGGAATGATATGTTGGACCGTTTGTGGGTTATTTTCTGGGGGCAAATAATTCATTTGATATTCGGTGATATCTTTTTGTACAGAGCAATACATTCTGTTCATTGGATTGGCACCTGCTAATTTTAACATAGATTCATCATCTACCAATAGCGGACCTCTTGATTTGTTTCCAACTAAATTAGTACGATCTTCTAGGTGATGTCTGCCTTTATCATGGGTCATTCTGCTCAACGTATTTCTGCTTTTACTGTCTTGATCTACTAGGCAGCCATTAAGAGAAACCCAGCCATAACCGTCCTTAGCGATTATATTGGTATAGTTATAGGATAAATCTCTGGCACCTTTAGCAGCACAATCCGTTAGGTAATTTTGAACCGGGTAATAACCAGCATTCATGTCACAATATAATTCGCATTTTCGACTCGAAACACCGTTCCAGGTTTTTGTACTCATTTCTACTATTAGCTCTTATTTTTTTTTATATTAAATCCATATAAAGATTTTAGATGACCTTACTTCATAAAAGAATAGTTGCGTTCCTGTCTAGTTAATATTTTATCCATTTTTCATAGGAATGTATAAGTATCTTATTTACTGTTCGATCTCAGCTGCTATTATTCTTTCTGCTAAATATCTTTATCAACAATGGATTAAACATAATCATGCTATTTCAAGTCTAAAATTAGATATGAAGCGATTAGAAGACAAAGTAGGTTCAGTAGAATTAGAACTAAAAAAGAATAAAGGATCCATTAGCGGAGGCGTAACGATCCCGATTGTCTTTCAAAAGAAGGAATCCTTTGTGCAAAATGTACAAAAGACAGTACCTTTAAAGGATGATCTCCAATCTGAATATAGTGGTTCTAGTAGTTCTAATAGATCAAGATCCGTTCATTCAGAAAAAAAACCGCCTTCTATCCAATTAGTAAAAGAAGAAAGATCGGTTGTATCTAGTGGCTCTAGTGGATCTAGTAAAAAAAAAGAGAAACTACTAGATCTTTCTTCTATGACATTATCTGTATCCGTCAAAGAGGATAAAGTAGAAGAGAACCAGGTTATTCAACCGAAAGTGGAAGTAAAGGAAGAACCGAAAGAAGGCAGTGAAGGAAAAGAAGAATCTACAAAGAAAACCTCTAAGAAAAAGGCATTACCGGATGCAAAGGATTTTAACAATGGACAAAAGTATACGGATGATCAAGGGGTAGAATATTTATGCATTGTAGGAAAACGTGGTGGACATTCTTGGAAAAAAATTACGATCTAAAAAATAATACTTCTTTATAATAGAACAGTCTATGAAGTATACTGGACTCTATTTATTTTTAATCATATCTATCTTATTACTTGCTTATGACCATATGGGAAGAACTCTTCAAGAAAACTTCTATGCAGAACAAGAACAATGTTTAGATGAAAATAATACGGTTCGGGCATTAACCAAAGATGAAAAAAAAGATATCAAAGAGCAAAAAAAAGCCAAGACGGAAAAGACTGCTAAAAAAGAAGTTAAAAAAGAAGTTAAAAAAGATGCTAAAAAAGATGGTAAGAAAGAAGTCAAAAATGGAGGAAAAAAGGAGGTATTCTTAATTTATAATAAATTCAATTATCTAGAAGCAAAAGAGATTTGTAAATTGTATGATGGAAGATTAGCTACAGAACAAGATCTAGATGATGCATTTGGTCATGGTGCAAATTGGTGTACATGGGGATGGTTAGAGGGAGAAATGATCGGATATCCGGTTCAACAAAAGTTTTGGTCAACCATAGAAAAGAAACACAAAGGTTATTGTGGTCCAACCGCCGGAATCAATAAAATCAAGAATATTGATCCACTAAAACAATATAGTGTAACATGTTATGGTGTTAAACCACCAAAAACAGATCGGGACAAAGAATTAGAAATGGTTCTAGATGAAATATCGGAGGAAAACTCGTTGCAATCAGAAATTGAGAAATGTAAACAGTCTAAACGTGATGCAGATAAAAAGAAATGGATCGAGTCTCAACAAAAAAACATTCGAATCGTAGAATTCAATCAAGCTCAATGGGCAGAGAAAAAACAGTAGAATCTTTTTTTGTACAATATAGTAAGATGAAATTTCTACTTGGTACTCGGCTGGTTCAAGTAGGCGCATCTGCTATCGATAACTGGAAACTATTAGATGAATCCTCTCCTGGAGATATCTGGTTTCATGTTCATCATGCATCGTCCGCCTATGTCATTTTACAAAAAATGGATGACGAACCAGTTCCAGATGATGTGATTTTTCAATGTGCTAAATTATGTAAAAAGCATAGTAAAGAACGTACTTTTTCCCGTTCTATCATTGTTTATTGTCCTGTTGAAAATCTTAAAAAAGGAAAAGCAATTGGTTCCGTTCATATTATTAAACCAGCTCCATCCATTACCGTTTATGAATAGAATAATGTTATAGATCAAAATCGATCTATATGATTATTAGGTTGAAATAAAGTTACGTCTTTATTTCTTACCGGAAAGAGGTTGAAATAAAGTTACGTCTTTATTTCTTACCGGAAAGAGGTTGAAATAAAGTTACGTCTTTATTTCTTACCACAGGTTGCTAATCTATTAGATTCTGCTTACCATAATAGGTTGAAATAAAGTTACGTCTTTATTTCTTACCGAAGGTTGCTAATCTATTAGATTCTGCTTACCATAATAGGTTGAAATAAAGTTACGTCTTTATTTCTTACCACAGGTTAAGTGAATTTTACAAATTCACTTTTTATAAGGAACAGGTTGCCATTCCCGGCTTTGGTTTTCTAGATTAAATCCAAGAGAGCGAAAGGGTGTTTCGACTGGCAGTTGAATACGAGTCAATACACCGCCATCATTATGTTTATCATCGCATAACTTAATATTAACATGGGGTGGTACATAGAGTTCTCCTTGTCCAGAATAGTAGCCAGATGGATATTGTAACATAATTTCAAATGAACCATCTAATCCGATTGCGATTTCTCCTTTGTTAGGAGTATTTTCATAGGCAATTTGTTCATTCGGAAACGGCAAACCTGTACCAGCGGTACTATAACTGCATACAGAGGGAGCAGCCGCCCAGTACTTCAATGTAGTGCCACCTGTTGCTGTACCCTTTAGTTTAAAGTTGCCACTTTTGTTTGCATACATCACACCTTTGCAGTTACTCCAAGAAAAATTTAAGACGGCATCCCATGAAGCACCATAAATGGTTTTATGGGAACATTTGTCGTAACGATTTGGTTTTGGGACTTCATTTAAATATTCATAGGTTACGGTAGAAACCTTCGGATAACCATTTGATGCATTAGAACAAACAAGAGGATCATCTAAGTGATAGTAAAAGTTTTCTAATGAATTGCAGGTAGACATTCTATTATTCTATAAGAATTTATTTACGAGTTATATTATTCAAAAAGAATAATATTAAGGAGTTAAGAGTTGTCATACAAAATTAAATCAGTTGGAACATGTTTTTTCATAAATGAATCCAATGAAAAATGTTTCTTTACGTTTTTCTTAGAAAAACAGATTTTATTATTAGCCAGTTTCTCTACCTTCCAGCCATCCATTACAGCACTATATACAAAGCACATCTTTAACATAAATACCATAGAATGATCGACATGAATAGATAAGGTTTCGTTTGTTAAACTCATTGATTGTATCATAAGTATAGAAAGTATTGTCGGAAAACGCACCCGGGGAAATTGAATTCATTTAAAAAAACTTCTCCTATAACTTCATAACAATGGCGGACCTGAGCGCTTTTCTTGAGAAATTTCGGATTTTTAAGACTGCGTCCACTACACATGATGACGAAAAGCCCAATATTACTAGTATTACCGGCGGTTCTTACCATGTTCCAAGTGATCGGATGTCCGCCTTTTATACTCACTACGTAAAAGCATTAGAGGAGGGCAAGAAACTAACTTATCTGGAAACCCCAAATCGTGACATTGACTATGGTGTGGTCAAGATTGATTTTGATTTTCGTTATCCAGGAGACAATCAGTTAACTCGTATGTATACAAAAGACAATATTCGTTCCATTGTTTCCCTTTACCAAACATTAATCCGAAAGTATATCGCATGCGATGATAGCGATTTGACATGCTATGTCACAGAGCGAGATAAGCCATATAAGATCGAGAAAGAAGACAAGATCAGAGATGGATTCCATATGTATTTTAACCTAGGACTTCCTTACTCCTTCCAACATGTCCTTCGTACCATGGCGATGGAAGAAATCATGGCAAATGGACTGATCGAAAATGTCGGTACCCTGAATCCGATACAAGACGTGGTCGATAAGAGCGTGATTGAATCGGGCAATTGGTTTATTTACGGCAGTAGAAAGTCCAACTTGGAACCTTACTTGTTGACCATGGAGATTGATGCATCTGGTGGGGAGCTAAATACCAAACGATGGAAGCTGTTTGATTTGGTGACTACACTTGGGATTAGAAAAGATATTCAAAAGAAAGGATTCCTTAGTACAGAATTGGAGGAGGAGATTCGAGCAAAAGCGCCGATTAAACTGAAGACGAATATTCAAACCAAACAAAAGAAGGTTGCACTAGAGAAGCTTCTTTCGAGCCATCTTTCTCTTCCAGAAAACTACGAACATATCAAAAACATCGTTTCTATCCTATCGCATACTCGACGAGACAATTATACACCTTGGTTTGAGCTTGGTGCGTGTCTCTACAATATCGATGAACGATTTTTGCCCATCTGGATCGATTTTAGTAAAGGATATGCAAATTTTAAAGAGGGTGAATGTGAGAGATATTGGTCTGGATTCAAAAAAGATAGCTTGGGTATTGCAAGCCTGAATTATTGGGCAAAACAAGATAATCCCTTGGAGTATGAGAAAATTCGTCGAAATTCAATCCGGTTCAAGTTGGAGCAATCCATCAAGACACCATCCCATTTTGACATTGCTATTGTAGTTCACGACATGTTTAAACATCAGTTTGTCTGCACCAATCCTAAAATTAAGAAATGGTATCGATTCGCCGGTCATCGTTGGGAGGTGAGTGACCAAGGATACTGTATCCGATCCGTTCTCTCTCGAGAAGTCGCGATGGAGTATCTTCGTTACGGAATCGAATGCAATCAAAAGATTATGCAATTGAATGCAAATGAAAATGAAACCGATAGCGGAAATGACAACATCGTGAAAGCACTAGAGGAGAAGGCAAAGTCTGCCAATAAGATTGCATCCTCCCTGAAAACAACTAGTTTTAAGGACAATGTATTGAAGGAGTGCTCAGAATTGTTTTTGGATACCACATTCGCCGATAAGATGGATAGTAATTTGATGATCATTGGACTCCAGAATGGTGTGTTGGATCTAGAGAAAGGAGAATTTCGGGATGGACGCCCAGATGACTACATTACCATGCAATGTAAGGTCAACTACATTGATCATGATATGAAAGACCCCGAGTTTAAGGAGAAGGTAGATTTTGTGATGAACTTTTTCAAGCAGATTATTCCAAATGATAATGTTCGCAAATATTTGCTTCTTCGATTTGCTAGTTGTTTGACAGGTATCGATGATCAGAAGTTTCCTATCTTGACTGGTACAGGTGGTAACGGTAAGACCATCTTGTTGGAGTTTATGCAGGAGATTTTTGGTCAATATGCCTGTTCTGTTAGTACCACCATTTTTACTCAACGCAGTGGTTCTTCTAGTGCGGCTACCCCAGAGATTGCCCGTATTCGTGGTGTCCGATTGGTTAGCGCAGAGGAGACAGAAGAAGGCACGACCATCAATGTTGCTAAGATGAAGGAGTTGACGGGTGGTAATAAAATTACAACTCGTCGTTTGTTTGAGGATATTGAGGAGTTTAAACCTCAGGCACACTGGTTCCTCGTATGCAATAACTTGCCAAAGATTACGAG